ATTGAACCTTGGTCTTTCGCACGAAGGTTAAACGAGCCATCTTCATTTCTAGGTAGCTTTTTTCCAAGTGGTAAGTCGTTATCAAGCTCTCTGATAAATTCGTTACCCAACTCTTTAATGTCATCTTCATAATCAATGCGACATTGTTCTAACTCTTCTCTATTCCAGGGTAGCCCAACTCTCCACATCTGAGCCATAGCTGGTAAAGCTCTGCACTCCAGGGTATATGCCCTGTGTAAATGAGCATTTCTAAGTTTTTGGTCTAGTACTTGATCTAACTCTAGTAACACTTCTATATCTTTTGCAGCGTATATCAACTGCTCCTTAGATAATGTTTCAGCACCCCAATTAGATTTCTGTTGTTCTTTGGATATATCCATATTTAGCTGTCTCTTAGCTAGTGCGTCAAGACCATGCTTAGTTTGTGGTATTCCATTAGTTAGTAGTCTGCTGGCTATCATGCTACACCTAACAAAACCATTTAGATGTATGTCATGTGCCTGTAGCCAACCAAGATCGAATACTGCGTTGTGTGCCAGCCAGTATCTATTCTGACTACTGAAGAACTCTTCTAAATAATTCCAATCGCTACGTTCTAACTCGAAGCAATCTATAACAACTATGGTTCGAGAAGAAAAACACCCCAACTGAATTAGTCGGAGCTTACCTTCTTCTGGTTGTAG